AACAGTTGCCCGGTCCATCAAGTAATATTTGCAATATATGCCTTTGTTCCTAGCAGTCATATACATCGTCTCAAGATCCTTGAGGGGAGTTGCACTTCCTGAATTGCTCCAAATCGTTGTAACGGCGGTCTTATTTGCAACCGGGACGCCATAGTCAACAGCGGTCTTCGTAACAACACCGACGTTGTTACTTTCGGTCAAATGAATCTGACCTGTTGAAATCATTTGCATGCAGCAATACTCCATTTTCGCCCTAACGCCATTATAGCAAAAATCAAGATCTTTAAATACGAGGTCAAAGATACTCTGCATGTCGTTGCCTTGGATGTAACGCTTAAGGTCAAGGTATTCAAGATACTCACTTTCATTCATGCTGCGTTTTATCGCAGTTTTTGGAATATCCCCAGATGCTTTTCTTATGATTTCTCGTTTCTTTTCAGGAGTTGAAGCGTCGAGAGATATAATATCTGCCATGACGGGAACTCCCTTATCTCCAATCAATGTTTCCCAGGTCAATTTTGATACTGGTTTCGTGGTGAAGAAGTTAGGGTAAACCATTGGCCTCACGCCCCTTGAATTCAGGCGAGCCATTATTGATTTTATATTAACTTCTTGTAATAAGCTTCTTTGTGCCATCTTCTAAAGTTTTAACATTATTCAAAATGAATGTCAGGGATTAACGCCTTTAATGTTGCGTCGTACGCATGCGGCATTGTTGAGCTGTTAACAACTCCTATGATCATGATCCCTGTTGGTTGATTCAGCATTTTTAGGCTTGCTGTTCTCGTCGAAATCCCTTTCGGGGTATACTTCAAAACTGCCGCATCTGCCGATTCTGCAAGACATTGAACTAATACGTCACCAGCTGTCATTGCTATTCCAAGTGTTGTGCCGATTGTGATCGTGTCATAATCAGCATTGCTGGTGTCAATATCCGTGATTGCATAAGCTGCGCGCGTCGCATCGGTCAATTTGCCAATGAAATCACCCACTTTAAACTCATGATTTTTGAGCGTTTTGAGGGCGGTGGCTGAGTCGGTTGCGCTGTCTTGCATTGCAACAGTCTTGATCAAATGAGCTAGCCCATCGGAGCCTTTACCCATTATTGATCCTTCTCGGATTTCGTCCCCGACATATTCAGTATCATCTACCATTAAACCGCCCGGAAGGTCGGCAATGTTTTTGAGGATGACCGGGGCATATTGAAATTCTGTTTCGGTCTTGTAATACATGTTATTTTTTTAAAAGTTATTAATCATTTTTTGCTTCGCCGGGGAAATTAATATCAACTTTCCCGACGTTTGACCCAGCATTTTCTTCACCGTTCATGATCTTGATCATATCATCAACAGAGGTATTTGCTGGCATTTGAGGGACATATCTGTCTGTATTTTCAAGATATTCAGCATGAAATACTTCGATCATCTCTTTTGCCTCATCCTCTAATTCAGTGATTTGATCCTGCATTGAAGTCTCGGAATCTGGGTCTAAGCGTTTAATTAAACGCTTCTGAAGTTTAGTGTCAAGCTTCTTGATAACGTCAGATTCATTGAAAAGTCTTTTTCCCTCGTCTAGTGCACCAATAGTCTTGTGAGCATGCTCAACACTTTCAAGTTTTTCGGAAAGTCCTTTAATTATTGCGTTCTGTTGTTCCAATAAAGCCTTTAAGCTGTCCGGGATTTCGTCCTCTTTATTCTTTTTATCATCGCCATCCGGCTTCACAACCGCTGGCTTCACAGTTGTTGGATTAACAACCGTTGGTTTCGAATCTTCTTTTTTAGTTCCATCTTCGTTCAGATTGTGTTTTTCAACGAACGTTTTGACGGCCCCTTTAGCCCTGCGATCCGCTTCAGGTTGAATATAAGTCCTGTGAAATCCTACAAATTTATCAACAGCTTCGTTTATTGCTGTTTCATCACTGTCCTGCTTTAATGAATACTGATCGACGACAGCACGGGAAAAGCTGTCTGCGATAGACTTCTTTTTTAACAATCCACCGATTTTTTCCAATAACTCCTTCATAACCGTAAAAATTTAATTTTGAATTTTTGTTTGTGTGTTTTTGTTTATATTAAAATATAATGCTAAAATTTAATTGATAACATATAAAAAATAAAGGAGGAACGTTGTCTGTTCCTCCTTTGTAGCAAGGCTTTATGTTAGCTATAAGCCTTCAGTTTATCTCGTTGATAATTCTATTTTAAAAAAACTGTTTAATAATTGACTTTATTGTCAAAAGTAAGCTTTTTTTATCCAACCACCTCCTTTTTGTTCGAAATTATCAGTGACCCACCACGGGACCTCCTTCCATGTCTCATATTGCCCTATATGTTCATCAAAATAGCTTTGAGCAGGTGCCGGAATATTTTTAACAAATCGCGATCTCAAAGAAGTACCTTCTTTTAAGTGAGCTGCAAAATCGGAAGGGTTTGGTAATATTGGAACTGCATTGCAGAAACACTGCGGATGCCATCCTCCGAAAATAAAAGTTTTGGGATACCTACCGACCATGCTATCGCAAATATCTTCCTTGGGGTGCGCAAATGACAGTTCAACATAATAGCCTAAAACAAAATTCTTTTGATTCCACCTTGCATTATCTGCCAATCTATAAGCTCTATTTGTTGTTGTCCTTGTCAATCTTAACGCATTTTTGTATGAACTACGGTATTTCCCGGTGCCTGGATGATATTCCTGCATCGGTTTGCTCATCCCCAACAATCCAGTCCTTTTATCTCTAACCCTTCTAAATAACATATCAGGGTCCTTTAAGTTTGACCTCAAATCCCTCGATATTTCAGCCGCGCTTCGGCCGATTGGTACGCCGCTATCAATAAACAACTCAATCTGTGTCTTCGCCTCTTTTGTTAATTTCCAGATTCGCTCTGATAGACTAAACCCTTTGTTGTTTTCTTTCAAAAACATTTTTAAGGCAGGAACATTTCCTTCAAAAATTCCTTTTTTAGCAACTGTCGATAAGCTCATATCTTTGATGTAAAGCTTAAGCATGTCGTCAAACTTGCTTTTTGACAGTGCTATACACCTTTCCGTCCCGGTGTCAATCGTTTTTGTGAGATCAGCATGAAGATTGATTAACAGCTTGTCGATCTGACCCTCAATTTTGCTGTTTCGGCGCCAAACTCCACCTCGCTTAGTAGTTCTTGAATATTTTTTGATGTATTGAGAACTTTCACGCACAAAGGTCGAATATACAGAATCAATCTCTTTTTGCTGGCTAAAGATCTGTTGCATAAACCTTTTCTCATGCCATTTGATTTTTTCGTCTGGAATATTTGTTATCATTAATCGCTACTTCCTGCTATATCGGCAATATTAGTATTTCTCGCCTGTTCTTCTTTTGCAAGACGTTCTAATTCTGCCGATGCGTTTTTCACCAATTTATTTTGACCGACGGCAGATTCTTTTGAAAGAATGCCATCATTGACAGCATTGCCAAGGTTATCTAATTCCTCTTTCAAATCGTCGGGGAGTATTGACGCAAAATCAACGTCAATCTCGATATTCGAAAAATCTTTTCGAAAGATGATATTATAACCAGCAACCAAAACACTCATAAATCTCTCGACTGTTACGCTGAAATCTTCGTTGTTTTGCTGTTTTTTTATCTCAGCGCCAAGAAATATCAGCTTCATAGCAAAATTTGCAACGTTACCAAGACCCTTTAACGATTCAAACGAGAGATCGGGCGTGTCCGTCATGTTGAAAATAATATCTTTTAGTAGCTTGAGCTCAAGGTTAATTGCATCGGGAGAGCTATCCCATGTCAAATATTTTGCATCTCCCTGAGTTTTTTTCCCATCGACGGTTTGTCCTTCCTCAAAATGAAGCATTTTACCGGCTCTGCCCCGCTCCGGGATATTGTGTGGATCTCCAAAAACGAGAACAATTGGCTCTGAAAAATAATCATTTGTGTCTGACAGCCTCGAAATTCGTGTTTCATATTTGTCTATCGAGTCGACTACTGATTCCCAGATCGGGTATTTGCGTTCCTGATAAATGACAGGAATTTTCTTAAATTCATTGGCCATAGACTTAATCAAGGT